ACTTGCAGTTGTTGCTGCAAAAGAACCTGTGAATGAACCCGTTCCCACTCCGTTTACACCCGATAATGAATAAGTGCTTGTATTAGATATAAATCCGTTTTGCTTAAAGAATGCGTATGAATAAGCTTTTGTTGAACCATAAGGAGAAGTACCAAATACTGCTTCAATATTGTTTGCATCTACTAATTCAATTGATGAACTATATCCTGCCGATACTCCACTTCCACTTAATATAATAGAAAAATCACCACTACCATCTAAATCAGATAAAGATGATGATGGGAAACCAAGTGCACTTCCTGTTGTATTAAACAAGATACCCAATGCACCTGTGAATGAACCGGTGGCTGCTATTAATAATAAAGGAGCTTTTTCGGTATAACCCGTTTTTCCAGCTACTCTACAAATGGTTGCAGTTCCTGCTTCTCTTAAATATGATTGTACTGCTAATGGAGTATAATATGTTCCATCAACTTCTCCAAATAATTGTACAAATTCAGCTTGTGAATTTACAATTGTTGGAACTAATGGGCCTTCTTTGAAAGGGCCGATGAATGCTGCTCCAATGTCTGCAATACCTTGTTGCAAGAATGATAGGTCGTTTTCTTTTGTAAATACGCCTGGTGATACTATTTTGTCTGCCATCTTTTATGCTTTAATTTAAATTTATTAATTCTGAATATAAATATAAAATTTTCAATCAAAACAACAAAATTTTATTTGTATGTTGGAGAGAAATAATCGTATACTTGTCCTACTACTGTTGAGTTTTGTAATGTGTTATAGAATAATACTGGTCCGATTTGTCCGTTCCAAAATGTTGTTCTTGCACTATTAGCTCCAATTATTAAAAAGTTTGTTGATGATGGTGCCGTAAACGCTGCTGCGGTAAATGTTCCTACTGATGTTTTATCCACATAAACCGTTACAGTTCCAGATGGTTGAAATGTTGCTGAAATCATATACCAAACATTTGCTGATAATGAAGTTGTTAATTGTGCACTATTTCCTAATGTACTACCATAGAATTTTACTCTATTTAAAGTAGAACTGTCTGTTGACTCAATTGCTAAACCATAAAAACCTGCGTAGTCAAAAATATGTCTAGACCCAACTCCTAATGTTGTAGTTGGTCTTACCCACATATGAATTGTACCGGTATTAGTATTGAATTGAGAAATGCCACCATTGATATTTGTAGTAGTATCTTTATAGAAAAATTGGTTTGTACCATTGAATGCAAAATATTCATCTTTTTTAGTTGCACCATTATTATAGGATGGATTACCACCCGTTATACCCGCTGCGTTTGTTACACCTGCAGGTCTTACACCTGTACCATATCCTGAAAGGTCTAATAAATCCGTTGTCGGTGTACCTGTTGCTGGTAATGTTTGTGATGCAAATGAGAATGCTTTTCCTGGGTCTGCGTACAATCTTAATCCAGACGATGGGATATAAGGTTGTGTTGTAGTACCTTTGTTATGTGAAATTAAACCATTTGACAAGAATACATCGGCATTTTCCACATTCACTGTTGCAATTTCAACATCTGCGGTTACTATTTCTATGTTTGTTATTTCAACTTCAGTTTCGTCTTGCATTATAAGTCTATCTCCAGGTAAAATATCACCTACATTCTTAAACTTATATTTTCCAATCTCATTATCCCAAACATATAGTGGGTGAGTTTCAGTTGCATTTATTAAACCATTATTTAAAGAAAAATATCCAGATGCGAAATTAAATGTAATATCTTTTACGATAACATTTTGTGCAGCACCTGATAATTCGTCAGAGTAATAAAATCTCCATTCAATATTTTCACTATCTAATGGTTGAGATTCATCAGGCAATCCTGCAGGTACCCAAGATTTAATTTCATCACCAACATTTAAATCTTCAATATTTATTTCAGTTCCGTTTGCCAAAGTTACTTTAGTACCAAATAATAAACAAAAATCAGGTTGGTTAATTGTATTGTAAACATCTACTGCGTATAATGTTTTAGTGGTTACTGTACCATAATTAGTTGCATTGACATTATAACCATCTTCATATTTCATTGTTAAAACTGAACTAGCTTCTGCATATGTCGTAGTACCAACTGCTGCCGGTGTTAACGGAACTATTGTTGGTCCTGTTGCGTAAGTTCTAGTTCCTGCTGAAAAATTTGCATTATCAAATGAACAAGTATAATTGTTTGCAACTTGTTGAACTTTAGAATAAAAAAGTGAACCAGTTGAGTTAAAAGAAAATTGTGCATTTTCAGCCGTACTTTCTACTATGTAAGTGAAAGTTGGAACTGTTACTGTAATAGCATCAGTTGCAAATCCTAATAATGAACCATTTGCAGTTTGTCCACCTAACCCACCAATTGAAACTGTTCCTGGTCTCGCTGAACCACTTACTGCTCTATATAAATTTCCTAACGATAAATTTGTTCTTGCCATAGTATAAAGTGTTATTCTCCGTTATAAATATCTAAAAGTTTTTGTTTCCACTCATCTTTATTAGAAAAGTTTTTAATCATCCAATTTTTAAGTTTTTCAAATTGTGTTTTACGGGTTTCGTAATCATCCTGACAAATTGTTTCGTAGGTTTCTTTAAATGTTTCCTCACTATTCGCCTTGTACTTATAGTCAAGTGGAACATGCCATGTTTCATGTAATATTGGTAATTTACCCCAATCGACTGCTTCAAATATTCCATATCCAAATGGTTCATATTGAAAGCAAGAATGAGATATTCCCCAATCAAGTCCATAGAACCTTTCTTTATATTTGTAATCAAACTTGTAAACTTTTGCTTTTTCAAATTTGTGTCCATACTTCTTTTTATAATATTTATTAAATGTTTCCGAATTGGTAGAAATAAATCCACCCAACCCATCCATATATTCAACATTCTTTCTACCTTCAACTCTTGCTGCATATCCTAATTCTATTGAGTTTGAAAGTTCTTTGTTTTGTGTAAATTCGTAATTATTTGGAATATGGTGTAAATTTTCTGTTTTATATGGAAAATTATACAATCCTACCCAAACTTTATTTTTTATTTTGTTAATTAACTCAGTTTCCCATTCCCAATTTCCGTACCAATGTAAATATTCATCTTTACCCATTTGTCCTATTAAAGAAACTTTAGTAAGATTATGAAACACAATGGAATCAATTGTTTCTAAATTGTTGTGAATTGCGGTTGTTGGGGTGTAATGACCATGTAATATATGTATCTTTCTTGCACTTTTAAGAATTTCATCAATTTTTAACTCATTGGTTTCCCAAATATGGTCAATGTCAATTGGAAATTCTTCGTAATTATCGGGCTTCTTACGGTGGAAAAGAAGAAGTGGCTTGACTTCTAAATCAGGTGCCACTTCTTTTATCCAATTAGTTACCCATATATCAGCACCGCTATTGAACCAGGGTCCTCCTGCGGTGGTGTAATAAACATCATACATTAATTATAACCCTTTTGATTCTTTTAACTTTTCGATTTCGATTGTTAAATTATCTATTTGATTTTGTTGAGCTTTAATACCTTCAATTAATAATGCTACTAATTTGTCGTATTTAACTGCTTTATATCCTGTTTCTCTTGTTGTTACCAATTGTGGTAATACTGCTTCAATTTCTTGTGCAATAACACCGACATCATTTCCTTCAAAACCATGGAACTCTTTCATATCTGCTTTCCAATCATAAGTGTTACCACTAATCATTCTGATTTTTTCGATTGGATTTTCGATTGGAGTAATGTTCTCTTTAAAGTTTTTATCTGATGTAGAATATGCTACAACATCACCACTTGCGTCAATTCTACCTGCAGTTGCTGATGCGGCCATTCCAACTCCCAATGAATTATGTCTAACATCCGATGTAGTTAATAAGTTTTGATTAATAACTGTACCATATCCGGTTGTTGAACTTAAAGTTACTTGTGAAGAACCACTTACTGTACCCGTTGGTAAGTTTGCTATTGTTTGAGCTGAACCTGAAACTACACCCGTTGGTAATAATGGAGTTACTTGTGCAGAACCACTTACTATACCTGCTGGGATAGAAGAGATACTTGCATATGTAATTTGAGATGAACCACTTACTGTACCTGTTGGTAAGTTTGCAATTGTTTGTGCTGAACCTGAAACTACACCCGTTGGTAAGTTTGCGATTGTTTGTGCTGAACTTGATACAACATTATTATTTGCGTTTATTGCTCCGTTGAATGAAGTTGCGGTTGATGCTCCTATTGTTGTAAGTGAACCACTAACTCTCAATGAACCAGTTACTGATGTTACCGATACTGATGCAGTACCAAATGAACTATCACCATTTGCTATCACACCACCATCTAAATTTAATCCGTTTCCAGTATTTGTTAATGTACCTACAACTGTACCACCCGTTCCAACAAATTTAATTGAACCTGTTGATATATAAAGGTCTCTCCAAATTTTACTTGCAGAACCCAAATCAAATGCGTTTGTTACTGATGGAATAAGTGATGAACTTAATGCAGCAGTCATATTTACTGTATCAGATGTATTATCACCGATTGTAATGTTACCACCTAATGTTAAGTTACCTGCAATATTTGCATTTCCAGTAGTAGTAATAGAACCAGTTACTACTAAATTGTTTCCAAATACTATATCAGTTCCACCTGAACTTAAAAATTTAGCCGTACCATCTTGCATGCTAACATTTCCTTTTACCGAAACTATACCAGTAGTTGGGTCTAATAATACATCACCACCACCTGAAGATTTTAATTCAATATCTCCGTCCACAGTTTGAAGTACAATATTATCAGTACCTAATTCGTTAAATTTAATTGATTGTCCAGTATCAGTTGTAAATACTAATTCGGTTGCGTTTGATGAAAGTACTTGAGTTCCATCAATGTATAATGATGCAGATGATAAATATAAGTCTCTCCATTGTTTAGTAGGAGAACCTAAATCAAATATACTATCTAATGAAGGAATAATTGAAGAACTTAAAGATGCTACAACAGTTACATTATCGGCAGTATTATCACCAATTGTAATGTTACCACCTAATCTTAAGTTACCATCGATTTTTGCGTTTCCTGTGATGTCTAATGATGAACCCGAAATACCAGCGAATGTAGCTGCACTTCCTGTTCCTGATGCTCCTAGTGTAATATCACCAGTTGCTCCACCAATTTGTAATGTTCCCAAGTCTGTGTTTACATACGGCTCTCCGAATGCTAACGAACCAGATTTCTGTGCGGTGGTACCGCGTCTAAATTTAAGTCCCATTTTAGTTTACTCTTTTTTTTAGTTAAAGTATAAGAAATTCCTTATACCTTTATAAATATATAAATGTATAATAAAAGAAGAATAAATTAAAAATATTTAATTAATTAATTGGTCTAATAGTACATAGTGTTTATTAGCACTATCATATAAATCTGCAATAATTGGATTTTGTTTAACCAATTGATTTGTTTCAAAACTATATTCACCATTTAAAACTTCCCAATCATCAAATGATGCATCTAAATTATTTAATCTTTCTTTTAATTCTAATATTGTCATATATTTTATTTTATTTATGTATTTGGATACCTTGCTACACCCGATTGGCCATTGGTTGTTCCTTGCATTTTGTAAATATTGCATGGATATGTTCCGGTTGGTAAAAGTATTAATGTTGGTGTAGCAGGGCCTGCCATTGACCTACTTAAAGTATAAACTTGGCCATTTAAACTAACTTCAGTCGCATATGTACCTGCAGGAGTCCCATAATGTGAAAGAGTATATCTAAGTATTATAGTTTCTGGAGCTTTACTATAAAATTCATTCATTCCATATGGTGCAGCGTTATTCATATTTGAGTCATTTGCATATACTGCCGTTGTTAATCCTTGTAAATCACTTACAGTTACATTTGTTACTGTAAATGTTCCAGTTGCTGAAAGTCCAGAACTTACATTCACGGGCCCTCCTGTAGCTTCTGCACATGCATTTTTTATATCTAATATTGAAATTTGTCCTGAGCCTTGTAATGCCATATTATAGTTTTATATAAATATAGTTATCTATTATAAATCCAATCTTCACAATAATTTATTTCTTTAATAGATTTTAGATTATCTATTATTTTTGTATCAACTAATTCGGTATGTACCCACCAATCTTCATATGGATTATTGTTATTTGGTGAAATATTTGATACAACTAACTCATATCCAAATGATTTAAGATATTTTCTACTTTTATCTCGTATGTCGTCAAATTCTCTTGTATAAAAATCATGTTCAAATGTTATAACTCTAAACTTATTTTTCCAAAAAGGAATAGATAATAAAACATTATATGATGTATCTGCCGGGTCGATGTCTATTTGTAAATAATCTATTGTATCATTATTTTTTAATAAATCCAATTCTTCCCAATTGATTTTAGTAGCATCGTTTATTATCGGAATTGTATTTCTAATTAACCAATTTTCTTTTTGTCTATTATCAATATCCACACTAACACCACTCCAACCAAATTCTTCTAATAATTTTGTATTATTTCCATATATTGGGTCTGCACATCCTATCTCTAACCATTTTCCAGATTTTTTACCATTCAAAACCATTAGTACAAATATATCTTGGAATGATTGTGAATAGTTTCCGACCATTGTTTCGGCACCTTCAAATTTAAATCTTAAATTTTTATAATTTTCCAAAGTATATTTAACTGGTTCACTCCAATTATTACCCAACCTATTTAAATTGTCAATTGCTGCACTCTTAAATTTTTCAGATATATTTTTAGAAACTTTAATTTCTCTCATTATTTGTAAACTTTCTTGAAATAATCCTATCCACCATGCCGTTACTCCTCTTTGAAAATCAAATGTTTCTATTCCATCGTATTCTAAATAAGTTATGGAATCTGGTAAGTCGGTTGATAAAGTTTTTCCAATGAGTGAGTGAGTATATCCTTCTTGCCAATCTTTATTTCTCTCATATGCTCTACACAATAGAAAATGTGCTTCAGGTCTGTTGGGTAATAAACTGATTGCTCTTAATAAAAGTCCTTTAATCATGAACCACCTATTACCTTGTTTTTCAAAACACAATGCAATTCTACACAGATCGGAA